AAATCGTTTTTCCACTCGTTCCAGTCTTCTTCAGTAATTAAACCTTTCATCACAAGTTGTTTCTTTAGAATCTCTAAGAATAACATTGAGAAACGACGACGAAGTCTATCGATAAATTTCTGAAACTTTAATTCGTCTCTACTTATCTCTGTAGATCGGCCTAGGCTAAATTGCTGTTCTTGTTCAAGTCTAGCTATAGGAACATTAAGCGATCTATAAAGGCGTTTCTGGAAGTAAATGATGTCATCGATCTGTCCAAGGTTTTCACCTCCTGGTAAGGTAGTAATCTCAGTGCCTCTACCGCCCTCACGTCTTGGTAACCAAAAATCCTCAAGCATCGACATATGTTTGCGATCATCTCGTATTTGTCCTGTGTCTGCATCATATACAAGCTTGTTACGGTAACGAGCCATAATGTCTTTCATATATTGTTCTGATTTACCACGTGGTAAGTTGCCCACGTCAATATAGAATATTCGCCTCTCAGGCGCCCGTGCAAGCCGGTAGATGACCAGTGAGTCTTCCATCATTCGAAGTTGATTGATTGGCTTCAGTGCTTTATGTAAATGCGATACAACCTTTTTTCTATCAGCTGACAGAAGTCCAGATGTAACATAGCTCACTGAGTCATTAGATAGTTTTACTCCTGATGTTTGACTTCCAGGTTTTTCCTGATAAATGTAGTATTCATCAACACTTTCTACTATCATAGCTCCAGTGATGGAATCTTTCTTTTTCTTTACTTGTTTAACTTTACGAACCTTTGCAGAATCGATAGGACGGATTTCCTGAATACCTGCTTTAATATTAGATTCATTTACAACAAGGTGATGATATAATCTGCCATCAATGTACCAACGCTTAAACATGTCGTGGCCGTTATTGGCAAAGTCCAACATAGAAATGACATTGTCGAACTCTTCGGTAATTCCTTTTTTAATCTGATCTGATACTTCAACCTTATCGAGCGAAATTTTAACTGCTTGTTCGTTCTCTGACGCTGAAATAGATTCGTTGATAATATCTTCGATTGCGGCATCAACTTCTGGGTGCGTTGAGACGCCACGGTATTTCATAATCATTTGATGATTGTCTTTAGAATCATCTCCATCAATATTAATATACTGACCATAATGAGAACCAGAAGCAGTAACATATCCAGCACCATCGTCATCTTGACGAGGTACAATAGACTGTAACTTCTTGTCTTCTTCTTTTTTATTTGCTCTTCGAATTTCGAAGCCAAATATTTTTAATGCATTATTGTCGGCCATAATTCATCCTAAAATAAGTGAAGAGAGGCCAGCGAACCGGCCTCTCCAATACCAACTTATGTAGTTGTGTTTGATGTCCAATATTGGTAAGTCCACTCAATTGTGAACTCTTCAATCTGATCATTCGCATCATATGCAAGCTCAATAGGTGAGATACCTGTTGGGAATGCAGCGACAAAGTTATAACTCTTAAGGACTTTTTCATCCTTATCTAGTTGTTCAACTTTTAAATCAGCTTGATAGTTTATCGGATTAACTTCTCCGGTATTCAATGAATGAGCATTAATGCCATTCATCCATCTTTCCATAGAGTTACGGATTGTGAAGTTTGTATCATTGATACAAGTTACGCTCCATGGCTCAAATGTTCGATCACCAGCCATTTGTAACTGTCTGCCTCTGAAAGGAACAGTCATAGCAGGAATCGTAGAGCCAGGCAACTGCGCAGCTCTACACAAGAAAGATGTCAATTCAGCATCCCCATCGGTGGGAATAGCTGTTGGAAAGTTAACAGTAACTTTAAACAGATTGGGACGAGCGCCCCCACCTGCTAGTTTTGCTTTAAAATCGTCTACGCCTAAAACCATCTATTTGACCTCCTATACACCAGCGATTTCTGCGAAATCAACTCCGGTACGTACAGCAACAAAGTTAAGAGTAACAAAGTTGATGGAACGTGCAGGCTTGACTAAGACAGTCGCGACAAATTCATTTCTATCTATAACTGCACCAGTGTTGTTTGTTTCGTCACAAATCACACGGAAATCAGTTATGCCACGACGACCTTTGATGTCTCTTAAGAATGGTTCAACCACGCCAACAAATTCTGCTCTCGTGAATTCATCATTGAATTCGAACATAACGTTGCGAGCAGCGATTCCAATCGCCCTTTCGATAGTCAAGAACAAACGACGTACGTTAATACGATCGAATGCAGAAGGTCTTGCAAGCTTTGTCTTATCACCGAATAGTAGCAACCCTTGACCAGGAATATTCGCAATCGGGTTAATGCCGTTACGATATAGTACATCTCTCTGAGATTTGTTCGGAGAGTATGAGATACCTGTCACACCAAGATATTGTCCACGACGTGGGCCAGCTGGTGAGAACCAAGTTGCCGCAGTTACATCAGTCGCAGCCATAACACCTGCGGTTGATGAGTTTGCTGGGATAAAAATAAACTCATCGTTATATTTATCATAGACTTTAAGATAGTTATTATCAACTACTAGATACGATGACGCTGTAAACGTGGCTGCCGTCGCGACGGCATTAGTATTAGCAGCGGTGGCTTGTAAGCCTACAATATCTGATCTAGCGGGAGATGCAACGACAACGCAATCTTTACGTTGACCTTGAGCAATACTTACAAGATCATTAACTATTGTAGTAGTATCTATCCTTGAAGCCATTTGAGGAGCAATCAGAAGATCTACTTGGATATTATCTTTGTCTTCAAATTGATCAAAACCAGTAATATAGTCACCTACGTCCATATTTTCTGATTCATCACCTTCGGTAAGATCGTAGTTTTTAGCAGCCAAGACGCCAGCCGAAAGTTGGAAATCAACGCTTGTATCAGCATCTAGCCCAGCATTTGCAACTGTATAATCAGAGTCATGCCCAGCCATCCAAATGTAGGATGACTTTCTATTGATTACGTCTCTTACATAATTTGTAGATCCGTCAGGTGTCTTAGCATTTTTTGCCAACGACATGAACGGATATGTTTCTAAGACTGTGCCTTTAGTACCTGAGAATTTGCCAAGGTTGTCAATTACAGCGACGTGAACTTCGTCATTAGTAGCTGTTTTACCTTCAGCAAACGGTGAAGTACCTGGTGCTGTGTCAAAGTTGTCTTTATATGCCCAAGCGTCAAATGCTGAATCAGCACCTTGTTGTGGGCACAAGGAAACTCTTAAGCTATTGCCCAGCGCGCCGGGCCATTTAGCTATAAATGTGTGTTTATCGGAATCAAATCCTGCAAGCGCTGCATCCCATGCATCACCGTCTTTGATTCTGACATTTGCTCCACTTGCTGCTTCGTTATGGTTATAAGCGTTATAACCGTCGGTATCGCCTAATACGCGAACAACTTGAAGAGCATTTGTATACTTGAGAAAGTACGCTGCCGAATGGAAATCGACAGCTGTTGCAGCCGTAGGAGTGCCGAAAGTGTCTGCCAGTTCTGCTTCATTTGAAATCAGAATTGGTTTTTCGACTGGGCCCCAACGGAAATTACCAACAAATGCACCGGTAGAAGAAGAAACTGCTGGCACCACACCAGATGCGTCAACCTCTCTAATGGTAATTGCTGGAGATTCTGAAAATGCCATAATTTCTGTCCTCTCGAAAATTTAAATTATATGCGGGTTCATAATACGGATTCTTTTTCACTCAGTCTTATTTATAATATTTAAATATCTGGCAAATATTCTATCGCCCACTGCCCGCCTGCTCTATCTTCTTCCCTTTGAATTCCATCTAGACCGTCATCTATAAATCCAAAAGGAGGTAAATCATCTTCAATTTCTTTCATCTTATTTTTAAACATCATTTCTTTTAAGTTAATGTCTGTCATATCCGAGAAATATTGTGTTGATACAAAATAACCTAGCATCACTAAGTTCATAACTAGATCGTCATGATTACCGCTAGAAGCTTCATAAGAAACACCTTTAGCAACAAATGTAGATATTTCTAATATAGTATCATCATCAACAATATCTAACTTATTATTTTCTAATATATCTTTAAACGCCGAACATCCAAGTCTCTTAACTTTACGAGTCATCTCTACGCCTAATGCGTTTGCTTTAATCGCAGATTCGACATGCATATTTTCATATTCTAAATCATGATAAAGACCATTTGTCACAAGCGAACCCTGATCATTTGACTCAATTACGACATATGCCTTATTATAAGAATTCGCCCACTTATATATAATATTAGGGAAGAGTAATGGAGAGATAGTATTATTGCGATATACGGCCACCTGTTTAAAAGGTCTAGAGCTTATGTCGATTAAATTAAATGTAGAATAATCCTGTCCTCTTCCTTTTGAAACATCTACTAGCATGATATATTCATGCCCGCTTTGTGTTTCTTCATATATTTTAAGGTCGCCTCCTTCTAGGAAGCGCACAGGGTTTTTCATTCGAAGCTTTAATAAAGTTTCTGCATTAATTAGCGTATCGCCGGTGCCAAAAAATGTATTACCGAACTCTTGGTCAAATTGTAGCTGAGACGTATTTGCTACTGTCTGGGTTTTCCATTTCTCATCTCTGCCGGGAACATCCCACCAATCAACGCGAAAAGGCTTAAAGTCGTTTATGCCCTGAGAAGCCCCTTCCCATATCTTATGAAATACATTACCAATACCATTTGCAGTTGAGGTAATAATAATTTTAGTATCTTTACCAGAGGAAACAACCGGATAAGTCGATGTATAAAACTGAGCATCATTTTCAACAAACGCAAACTCGTCTAAATACAATAACGACACAGACATACCTCGAATTGAAGATCCAGATGTTGCTGCCGCAACGATACGCGAATTATTTGAAAACTCGATTGAACCCTTATTCAAAGCCTTACACCCAGGCTGCAAGAAGAAGGGTAAATTTTCTAGCATAAGCGTAATACGGCCAAGCATTTCACGAGCCGTAGCACCCTTGTTTGCCATTACAGCAATAGTTTTTTCTGAGTGAAATAATGCATACCATAACAGATACGCTACAGAAGATATGGATTTACCAGACTGTCGACATGCTAATACAATGTTAAATCTATTAGCGTTAAACTCATTAAACATTTTCTCTTGATATGGATATAGCTCAAATGGAACTAATCCCTCGTCAAGGGAAATAATTTTACAATACGTTATAGCAAAATACGCTGGATCTTTCATGCAACGAGCATACTCTAGGACTTCTTCATTTGTCCATTGAGCTACTATTCCGTCTCGTTTTACATTAGGATTGCCTAGGTATGTATCATTCTTTTGGGTTTGGGGTAACATCAATCATCTCACTTTGTAGCATACGCTGTAGATCTGCCGTAGATCCTACAAACACATTATTATTAGTAGTTCCACCTGGTAAAGCTTTAGTATTATTTTGATGAAAATCTTTTTTCTTCTTATGCATATCCATAAGATTACCATTGATGTCAGCAATGTTTTTCATCATATTAGATAAAACTTCAAAGGCACGAGGATGTTCAGTCGCTCTTGCAACCTCCATCATTTCTTCCATAGATTCCGATCCTTTTGCTAAAAGGTCGTGATATATTTTACGAGCGTACTCGAAATCGTTATTAGCAGTATTTGAATCCATCATAATGCACTGTCAATTCCTATAATTGTATTTGTAAATCCAAAGTCACTATCTGGGC